GACCTTCAACAACGAAAACTGCGTTGTTAGAAGCTGGAGTACCAACTACAGAGATAGTACCGAAACGAGATAGAACGCGAGCGATCTTCTCGAAGTTGCTGTCTGGGCTAGCATAGCCTGTTTCGATACCAGACATAGTTGCCTTAACAAACTTTAGATCACGACCGAAAAACTCACCGGCGATTGTACCACCGTTAACTCTTGTAAATGTTGCCATTTTAATTTCCTTTAATGTTTACACTTTCGTGTATGTAAATATTTATCATCTCGATAAAATAATAGGGTTATTTGTTGAAATGTGCGGCCCCAAATCCCGCCCTGTTTACTAACTTAATCAAGCCCTGGCTAGTAGGGAATACAAACCCTTCGCCTGCTTGCTGTCCACCTGTCCACTGTTCAAAGCCCTGCACTTGCGGCTCTAGCTGTTGACATAGGTTATCTTTTAGCACATAAATTGCATTCCAGGCGGCAAAAAGTGCAGTTAATCCTGCAGAATTTTGCATAATATAGCCGTCATTGCCGTTGACACCTGTAACTACTAATTCGTACTGTTTCTTACTAAGAGCTTTTTCCAGCCACTTTTCAATAGGCTCGTTTGTCTGCTTAGTAATCTTCTTGTTCATGTAAGTCTGTATAGAGCTCTTAACTACACCTGCAAGTCCTGCAAGAAACTCATCTATGACTTTATTACTGGCTGCTTTTTTAGCATCGTTAACTAGCTTAACGGGATTCTTTAGTGTAAATGTAACACCTGCTTTAGGGCTAATAATAGCAACGTTGCCTGCGTTTTGCAGACCTGACTTACCGTCCCATGGAGCTCCGTCTTTCTGATGCACAACAATGCCGCCAGCTTTGCCTGCAATTAGTTTGCCCAGTGAGCTGTTCACTGGCACACGGTATTCTACTGTAGTAGGCTTAAACACAAACTTGCCTTCTACTGGCTGTAGTTCACCTGTCCACATTAAGTCGCCTTTAAACACAGATTTCTCTGTTACAGACGCTTTCATGCCTTCCCAAATTGCTGCTAGCTGTGGATACAAGTCTGTACGTGCAACTTTAGACTTTTTCATTTCTGTGTCGTACTTTTGCCAGTCAGCAGGACTGTGTGCATAGAAACCTTCAGGCATGTACTTGTCATTGATAAAGAACTGTCCTGTTGGATCGTATCCAAAGAATAGCGCAATACCACCGTCCCATTTAATACTACCTGTGCCAGGGTTAGCAATAACTTCCTGTAGTGCCGCAATCATTTTTTGTGCCGCATCTGTGCCAGCAAAGATACTGTCCTCTGGATGAGGAATACGTGGGCCTTCTCCGGCTTCAAATAGTGTTTGAATAAAATTAAGTTCCACTGAAGTATCCTTTAACTGTTGCTAATCCACTTAGGATCTTCTCACGGTCCTGTTGGGCACGAGCAATAGCATCAGGTGTTTGTGCCTTGTCGCGCTTTTTATTTGCTACGTCCGCCATAGCTTTTTCTTCGTAGCGTTTCCAGAACGTTTGTATAAAGTCACGTGCGTTTTCGTAGTTAGACAAGTTGCCTTGGCCGAACATTTCGTTCTTTTCAAAACTACGTGCTAGGCCTTTAACGCTGTTAACTAGTTTGCTGATCTTAACGTCATTTAAGTCATTGCCTGGAAACTTTTGCAGTAATGGGTCAATATATGTTTGACTGTTTACAGGACGATTTACTATGGTTTCGTATTCGTACTTGAAAATCTCTAGTACAAATGTTCCCGGGTCACGTGTGATAGTCTGTACTTCCACACCCTTTTGTTTACTAAACGGAACTTGCTGTCCGTTTTGTGTCTTTAGTTGTACGCCAGCATGTTGAATACTCATATCCAACAGTTCACCTAGTACGCTGTACATATTGCCTGTTAACATGCCCTTTAGGTTGTGTTCGGGTGTTGCACGGCCAGCACCCCAGTCACGTAAATCTTCTGGGTGCCACATAAAGTCTACTTGCACGTATGCATCACGGCCAACTTGCAAAATAGGATGTCCTAGCTTGCTTTCTGTTGGGTGTACATAGGAAGGTTTAGCTTCTCTAACAAATTCATCAGCGGCTTTATTGTAAGCGGCTGTGAACTGTGTAAACGACAGTCCTTCAATTGCCGGAGCAATCATTTGAATATCAATGTCCCCATAGATTTTATCTTCCGGGTCTATTTCGTGATAAGCTGTAGAGCCTAGTGGTTTACCTAACTCAACTGGGTCACGCTGACGGTCAGCACGGTAACGGTTAAAGTCCGCAACAAAACGTTGCATCTGCGCCATAGCGGCTTTTGCAACCTGCGGTGTAATAACTGTGCCTTGTGTAGCTGTTGTGTCCCAACCACCTTCACGTAGTATTTCAAATATTTTCATAGAAGGCTAGTATACTTTCTAAACCAGTTAGCAGAACCTTCTGCTACTGCTTCGGGCATGGTAATAATGCCCTTGGCCGCATCTTGTCTTGCTTGTGCTAGTTTACTGTCTCGATCTGGATCGTTCTTTAGTGCCGCTACCATAGAGGCAACACTATTTAAATCATCAGCTGTGGCTGCTTGCCCTAATAGTATCTTAGCAACTTCATCACGTGTACGGCCAACAACAGTATTGTCATCGCGGCGCATTAGCTTGCCGCCAAATGCATCAAACTTTAATCCTAGATGTTTAGCAATGCTGTTCATTAGAATAAAGTTGTGGGCTCCTTTGAAACCTGGTTGGTCGTACATGCCACGTGGTCCATGTTGGTGATAAGGTGCTACTATTTCTGCATCAGGGATAACCATCAAGTCTACTTGTACTGTACGCTGTCCCTCAGGAGTAGCATACGGAACTTCAATGTGTACATTGCGTCCAGAGATTTTAGTCTTGTAGCCTTTGGCTTGCATAAATGTTTCTAATGCTTGCTTAGCCGCTTTGTCGTCTGCTACTTGAAACTTTTGCATTAGTGCGCCAGCGTCAATAAACAAGTCCATATCGCCGCTTGCTGCCTTGTAACCAGCGGAGCCAATATCAGGAATTGCTTTGATGCCCGCAGGCATATCGCGTTGTACTGTTTTTACAACGCCTGCAACATATTCCTTTGCAATATCCCCGTCTCCAAAGATATTGCCGCCTTCATAAATGTGCATCATAGTCTAATCTTAGCCTTACGTGCTAGCATTGCGCTAAAGTCCATGCCGGCCATTTCTGGTTGTTTAGCAGGGACTTGCGAGCCTTTAATCTTGCTTTGCAAGAAGCCTGGCTTGCCTGCATCTGCTTGTGCAGAAGCTGTTGGTGCTGCCGCTGGTGCTGCCGCTGGTTGTTGTGCAGGAACTGCCTTAGCACCAGTAGTAGGTTGTACTGCTGGTTGTTGCGGAATACCAGTTGGGGCATTCATCTTAACGCTAGCATATCCAGTTTGCTGTTGACCAAAGTTTGGTGTGGCCGCTGGTTGTGCAGGCGCAAGTTGTTTAGCCATACGTGCCATAACATCGTTTGGCGCTGCCTTTTGTGCGGCTGCGGCTGCACGTTGTTCACGCTTACGGATAGCATTAGGAGTTTGGCTTACTTGGCCAGCAACCTTACCACCAGTGTGTGCTTTAGCGGCTGCGGCTGCTGGTGCTGCCTGTCCTGCTGGTGCGGCTGCATTTGCTGCCATTTGATCTTGCGCTGTCTTAGCGGCACCAGCTTGTTTAGCTTTACGAATTTCTTCTGGGCTTTGTGCTTGTGCAGGCTGTTGTGCTCCACCTGCGGCTGCTGGTTCCTCAACCGATAAGCCTCGTCTCTTTAATTCGGCTGCGGCTTTTTCTTTTGTACCAGGAGTCTGGGCACTGGCTGCAAATACTCGTAATTTATTTTCGTCAGCATTGGCAATAATTTGATCTTGTATAGCAGAATGCTCCGGAGTACCAGGTGTCATTACTGCTTTTTGGCGTGCTCGGTATTCTGGAGAAACTTCGCCTGTCTCTGATTGTCCCGGTGCAGGATTAGGTTCCCCAGTTTGTGTGTTAAATCCGTTTGGTGCCGCTGCCTTGCCTGCTGCTTTATTAACAGCCTTCATCGCATCGTTTGCTACACCAGTTTGTGTATCATATGCTGGCTTTTGGCCTGCGGCTGCTTGTGCTGGTTGTGCTGGTTGTGCTGGTTGTTGTGCTCCACCTGCGGCTGCTTGTGCTGGTTGTTGTGCTCCACCTGCGGCTGCTTGCGCCTTAGGATCAATTGGCTTGCCTGTCTTTGGATCTTTAGGATTAGCTAACATTTTATCTGGTTGTTGTGCTCCACCTGCTGCCCCACCTGCGGCTGCTTGCGCCTTAGGATCAATTGGCTTGCCTGTCTTTGGATCTTTAGGGTTATCTAGTTTCTTTTCTGGTTCTGGTGCTGGTGCTTCTGCGCCTAATGCCGCTTGTTGTTTCGCATGTTGATCAAGCATTGCTGCCTGTGCAGTATTAACTGGCTTGTTGTCTTTGTCAAACCATTGCTGACCAACTTTCTTGTACGAATGTTCAATGCCTTGAGCATCTTTAATAGTTACCGAGTCGGGAGTCTTTTTCTGATCCTTATTCTTAGGATCAGCTGGATTAGACCCTGTCTGCATTAAACTCTGTCCAGCTGTGCCCATACCAACACCGGCTTTCATTGCACCTTCTGCATCTTTAACAAGACCTGTGGCGTAGTCCCCTAGTCCTTTTGGATCAAAATATTTGTTCGGTTTTTCTTTATCATCATCATCAGGTGTTTCTCCACCTGCTGGTGCGGCTTGTCCTTGTGCAGGAGCTTGTCCACCTGTTTGTTGTGGAGTGCCTGCTGGTGCACCACCTGCGGCGGCTTGTGCTGGTTGTTGTGCTCCACCTGCTGGTGCGGCTTGTCCTTGTGCAGGAGTTTGTCCACCTGTTTGTTGTGGAGTGCCTGCTGGCTCAGCTTGTCCCGGTGCTGGTTGCTGTGCGCCTTTAGCATAAGGATTAGCTTCGCCTGTTGCGCCAACTGCATCACCTGCTTGGTTAGCACGTGATGTATCAAAGCCTGTTTCTTTACCTTGTGCAAACGCATCTTTGGCACCTGCAATAGCGCCTTTAACACTACCAATTGCACCACCTACTGCGCCTGCGGCTTTACCAATTAGACCTTGTTTAGGTCCTGCTGCCTTAGCGGGTGCGGCAGCTGGAGCTGGCGCCGCTGTTGGTTTACTAGAACCATCAGGCAATCCCATGTTCTTAAAGATCTGATCAATGCTGTCCTGTGGAACACCTGCTTGCACCATAATGGCTGCAACTTGACCTGAGTCAGTTGGGCTACCTGCTTTAGTCCAGGCTTGCTGTAGCTTGTCTGCTGTTACTTTGTTTGTTAGGTTACCAGCTTTGGTCTTTAACCAGTTGCCAGCTTTCTTAAACATGTCGCCAATACCAGCTTCTGTTAAGTGTACATTACCACGTGGCTTGCCTACAGATTCGTGTAAGATCCACATACGTGCTGTTAGCTCGCGATCAATGTATTCAATAACTGGAGTACCGGTGTTAACACGACTTTGTTTTTGGATGCCACGTAGACGAATTCCATTTGCTGCTGCCTGGTTTAAATGATCAACATAGGCATTGCCTGTTGGTGTATAATTACCTGCGGGCTTGCCTTGCGCCATTGTTTGTGCGGCTCGGATATCATCTTGGTTAGGAGTCGAACGACCGTATTTGGCAGCTTCTTGACTTGCTAATTGTTGAACCTTAGGATCTACCGGAATTGGAGCATTAATTTCAGCTTGGCTAAAATCTGAGTCGCCAACGTTTTGACTTGGTGCCGGTGCCGGTGCTGCTGGTGGTGTGTTGCTAACCCCTGCCATCGGATCACTTGATGCTCCACCTGTTACAGGACCCCCAGCAGTAGCTTGATTGCTAATACCTTGCTGTCCGGTCATGTTGTGTGCGGTATCACGACTAACTGTATATGTTCCACCGTCTGGTTTTGTAATAGTAACAGCGGCGTTTGGATTGCTTGAATCTAATCCACTGATAACTTCCCCATCCGGAAGTTGTTGTCCCACTGACAGACTTGCACCCGGTGCTTTACCAGTCACTGGCAATATTTTTTCATCAGCGGCGCCACCTGGACCATATAAATCGTTGTCGGCTTTCATTGGGTCTTCGCCTGCTGTAGCCTGTTGCTGTTGGTGTGAGTTATATGCATCCATCCCTGCGCTTGCAACGTCTGTAACACCTTTACCAATTAAACCAGCAGTAGCACCAACTGCGGCACCTTTAAGAGCAGCTTTGCCTGCATCTTTCCAAGAACCACCTTGCAACTTAGCATTAATACCGCCTAGTAACGAACCGGTAATAGCACCGGCTGCGGCTGCACCTGCATAACCGCCTAATCCTGCTGTGGCTGTACTAGCAATAATACCAGCAATACCAGACACGCCAGCCATAATAAGTTGCTGTGTAACTGGATTTTTTAAACCAATCTTAATCTTATCCATTAGGCTTTGTTTAGCCTTTGGATCTTCAATGTTTGCAATAGCTTGTGTGGCTTTTTGTTCGAAGCCTTCAACTGGACCTGCATCGGGTGCTGGCAAGCTTGCTTCAAACTTTTTCTTAACTGCGTCTGGAACCAGTTTAGCGGCTAGATCTTTTGCACCCTTGGCGCCCTTAACTGCTAAGTCCGCGGCTCCTTTGCCTGCGGCAACTGCACCTTGGCCAATTGCACCAGCGGCTGCTCCTGCGGCATCTGCGCCTTTGCCTAGCATAGTTTTATTGTCACCGCCTGCACTAGCAATACGTTCTGCATGTCCGAATACCTGTTGAATTTGGTCAGCGGTCATTTCTGCTTCCATTAGTGTAAACTGACTCTTTAGATACTTGCTGTACGGAACAACAAAGTTCTCGTGCATGATCTGCAGATTTTTACGTGTTAGCGGATCTGCGCCTCTTTGTAGGCTTTCAAGTAAGCGTAGTTCTGGGGTAATGATGTGATCAAATTTCATTCTAGGTCTCTTTTATTATTTGCGTTCTCACGGAGACTACGCACTTTGCGTGTGAATTTTGCTGGATCTTGACCACGGATACTGTTTAGCAAGCGGCGCTCTAGCTCGTCTGCTGTTTCGGCATCGTAATGCTCTTTAATATAGTTGATCAGATTAATAGCACCGGCAATGACATTGCTGGCACGGGATTCAATAAGACTTTCACGGTCTTTGTGAACACTCATGCTAGACAGCTCTTCTAAGATACTGCGGGTATTTTTACGCAAAATTTCGCTCCGATTTGTTTATATTTATATGTATTTGGTTAGTTCTGGAAATACTGTACGCCAGCTAGTTCCGCGCCTTTTATCACACTCATCTAGGTATTCTAGCAGTTTGTTGTTGCCCATAGTAGCAACAGGACCTAGTACAGGTTGTTGCCTGTGTTCTATCCTATCCCCTAAACGATTTACAGCAAAGTTATCCTGTAGCCACGCTGATAAATTCACTAGGTTATGTTGATTTAGAATACTTACTGTGGTGTTAACTGAGAATATGCAATTTACTGGTGCAGTTTTAACAAACCACTGTAAATTGTCAACAACTTCGTGCCATTTTGCAGGAAATCTCTGGTACTCAAAACGAGACCCAACATCATCTATACTAAAGTCTAATTGAACTATCTTAAATTCTTCCCACAATAACTGAAGTTCTGCTGTTGGACGCACCGTAGCGTTAGTATTATAATTTAAGTGAACTTGAGATTTGTTAGGAATTGCGTGTAAAAATTCCACGTGCTCTTTGCTTAGTAACGGCTCGCCACCGTTGAAGTGTACATACTTGAGTTTGCTGATATCTATGTTATTCCAGTATCTGTTAACTACTTGCTGTTTAGTGGGAATGTTTAGCTCTTGTTGCCAACTACTACTGTTTTCAGGGCCGCAGATTATGCATCTCAAATTGCAAGTATTACCGGTCCAATAGTCAATTCTAATTAGCTCAACGTCGGTGTTGTTATAGCCATTTTGCTCGTACCATCGGTTGACTCCGATTCGCCTACTATCTTGCTTATTTTTTTCAGCATTTTTACAATTTAAACAAGCAGGGGGGAATGTGTTATTTTCCCAAGAACGCCTAACGGCTTTTAGATAAGCATCTTGTACAAAATCAATTACCTCAACACGATTAGCAGGAGACACACAACATGGGCCTATAGATAGTGTGTTGCCCTGATTAATAATGTTTAGATTCTTAAACGCATCAAAGCAGGTCATTCTGACTTCTTAAGTCCCGCTAACATACTCTTAAGCTTAGTGCTTTGTACTTCGCCAGTTACTTTGGGCCCTTGTTCCCAGACTGGAGTGCCTGTTGCACGTTCAAACTTAGCAGGGCCGCCTTCTACTGCATCTGCGGCTTCGGCTACTGCTTTGTTCTTAATTTGACTCATAATGCTAGAAACCTTAGGTGGCCCACCCGAACTGTTTTCGTCAATACCCGGGTCACTAATACGCATGGTTTCAATGTTGTATTCCAGATCAATTTTTTGTCCAACACCTGTACTAGAGCGCGATTTCATACATTGAATTTGATACTTGCCACGCTCTTTCATTGCACGACTTGTAAAGATACCAAATACGTTATCTGCTGTGTTAATCTTAGAAATACCACCTGCAATATGCGAATGGTCAAATTCAACTTCTTCAACTGCACTACGGTTCAACTGCGAAGCTGTTACTAACAAGATGCCCAGTTCTTTTGCTAAGTTACGCAATTCTTCTGCTACGTACTTGTCCTTAATAAACTGGTCGTTGGGGTTAACTTTAACAGAAACAGGCATAACCAAGTCCAAATAGTCAACCATAACAAAGTCAACTTTAATGCCTGTTTGAATTTGTACTTCTTTTAAGTAAGCACGAATATCGTTTACGTTGCTTTGTGCAGGCAACGCTTTAATACGATACTGTCCTGCCTTCTTACTGACCAGCTTAACCTTTAGAGTAGTGGTGTCAATATCCTTGCGGATGTCTTTAGTGCCCATGCCTGTAAGCATTGCATCAGTACGCAAACTGGTTAGTTCTTCACTAAGTTCTAGGGTAATGTAAACACCGCTTAGACCCATTTGCAGCCAGCTCAGTGCAATGTTCATCATAACCAGCGACTTACCTGAACCCGATCCACCTGCAAAGATGTTTAGTTCACCACGGCTAAATCCACCGTACAACAATCTGTCTAGCTGTGGCCAACCTGTGCTAACTTGTCCGCCGGAATTATAGTACCTGTTAATACGATCAGCAGGGTCGGCCCAGTAGTCAGTACCCATGTCTTTTTGCAAACTGATCTGTACTGCGTCTTTGATTAGTTTTTCTACTGGATCAAATTCTCCAGCTTCCAACATGTCTGCCGCCTTAAGAATAGCACGTTCCAGTTCCTGGCGCTTGGTAAAAGATTCAAACTCTGCTAAGAACCAGTCGTTATGCCCTTCGCCCAAGTCCGGCAATGGCTTTAGTTCTACACCTGTAACTGCTTTGATTTGATCAAACGTAGGTAGTGTTTTGTAGTCGTTACTGTGCGTCTTAATGAACTCAGCAGCCGCACGGATACTGCGATCAAAGTTTTCAGGATTATAAATGTTAGAAACTCGCACGAAGCTTTGTGCATCATGCAACATCATTTCTAGGAATAGTTTTTGTAAATCTGTCGAATATTCTTTTGTTGCCATAGTCAATTATGTATGCGTTTCTTATGTAGCTCAATCTTTAAGCGGCTCGATTGCTTGCCTGCTAGTATGGCTTTGAGTGTAAACAGTTTGCCGTATTCTTTTACAGCGTCAGAGGTATCTTTGACCTGCTCATGCCATACTGGAAAAGATACGCTCCAACCAAAATCAATAGCCTGTTCCACGAGTTTGGAACCAGCCCAAGATGTTTTGCCTTTGACAAGTTTGACATCGAAGTCGGGAACGACAATGACTTCCCGTCCAAGGCTGTCAATAATATCTGCTTGGACTTCGCTACATTCGTTACTAAGGACAGCAACACCATCAATTGCCATCGCATCGAAGGGACCTTCTGTGACAATAACAAACTTACGGTCAGCAGTTTGGCGGTCCATGTTAAAGACGTAGTTTGCCTCATAGTCTGCATAATACTTAGGCTTGATAGTGTCGTCGAATGTTCTGGAAGTTGAGCCAATTATTTTTCCTTGCCAATAGCACGGGACAATAACCCGCTTATGCATATTATGTTCTGTATCTTCTGTAGTATAGAACTCGTAGCTATTTAACAAGTCCCCGCCACGTTCAGCAACATAATTTACAGTTTTGTATACGTGCTCAGGAACCGGTTCGTCCCCTGTAACATTAGATAGCATCAGAAAAGCTTTCCACTGCTCAAAACTCTTTGCACCTTCGGGCAATGGGCGTGGCGTAAAAGTAACTTCTTCAGCTGGTTCTGTTTTTAGTTCTTCTGGATTAACCAGCTCTTTTACACGGATAGCATCAATTACTAATCGCTTGATGGAGTTTTCGTCTGCCCCAAACCAACTCAGGAGTTTACGGAACTTATAGTTTAAGTGCCTACCTGGTGTGTAGTTGGCTTTGAAGTTACAGTTGAAACAAGCATAACTGACGCTACCATTTGAATTGGCAATTACTCCGCCACGCCCCCGAGTATCACGGCTTTCACCGTTATGCTCACAACAGACCGCATTAAAACTTGTCCAGCCACTTGCGCTTGTTTTTCTTTTAGCAGGCAGGAGTTGTTGTACAGCGTCTTGAATAGTCGTTAGCATATGACTATTATACAGTATGTGCTAAGGTAAATCAAATAATATGACTTCAGATTCTTCTGTTACGGTTAAGTTGATCTCTGACTCATTTGTGTATGCGAAGCCATCACCTTCGATAAACTCCTGACCATTTACGGTGCCTGCGCCACGGACAACATACACATAGTATTTGCGTACAGGATTAAGTGCGTAGTTAAAGGCTTGTGTAAAAATACCGGCCAAGAAACGAGCATCTGCCCGAATCGGTAACGTGGCGGTAATGTCGCAAAAACGGTTCAGCTTATCGGCTCGAGTAAACTGATGCCACCCATAAACCGGTGTTGCACCTTTTACTTTACTGCGTATCCATAACTGTAAGTAGCGTATTGGTTTATCCGATCCGTTGCCTTCACTGTGAAACATACCTGAACCGGCACACATACGCTGAACTGCACCACTAGGTATATCTATGTGCCCATTTGTATCATCAGTGTGATAGCAAGGACCATCTACTACATAACCAAAGATTTCTCGGTCTGTGTGTAAATGTCGTCCAACATGGTATCCGGGATAAACACGATCGTCATTGATTGTTTCAAGGTCGCCGAAGTTCATGTATTTGAAATTCATGTAGGCTTGAAAAGTAAAGGTCCTATAACTTAATATAGAACCTTTCTTATCAATGACGCCCCGTGTGTTGGCAGGGCGTTTTGTTATCATATTAGCAGTCGAACCAGCCGTAACCGTCTTCTTCGCCAATCATTAGTTCCATCTTGTACATGATGCGAACTTTGTATGTTACGCTTTTATCATAGTAGGTGCTGGTGCCGTTAAACACAATACCGTACTCGTCAAAAGAATACATTGGGTAGCAGTTGTCAGTGTCCTTGCCCCAATCGCTTACACTATCGTTTGTATACGGATCATATGGTGTGCGTTGATAGTTACCTAAACCACTCCAACCAAATTGGCTAGCCAGTGTTCTTGATTGAGCACTCCAGTTGCCAATTGCTTCACGATAAGTTCGCATGTAGTATTGGCCATTGCCGCCGACCACACCGTTACCAACTCCTGGTGCATATTCTTGACCTAGGTCGTCTTTCCAGTCAAACCAACGGTATCCGTTGTTCCAGTTAGAACTAGCAGTATTTGGATGCCAAATACTTAATTCAAATTCAGTAGTGCTCTTGTAGTAAGTTACAGCAATAACATCACCTTGGTTATACCATACGTTACTTTGCATATTCAATGTATACTGAGTTATGCCATCACCGTTTTGGTACCAGTAAAAGCTAATAGGTTCTCCCCCGTTGATAGTTAAATAACCACTACGTTGAGCTCCACCTGTGTACTTGTTAGTTTCAGTTCCTGTCATATAACCGTAGATACAATCACTTGCGAATGTTGGAGCGGCCGATTTTGGAATTGTCAAATAGCCATCGTCTGCTTTTGTGTCAACAGCTTGGAAAGAGAAAGAAACTTCTTCTGTAGTTTTAGACTGTTGTGCGGCACCGTCGAATGTAAGAGTGACTGTACCATCTTCGTTGTCAACTACGTTTGTGATGTTGCGTTGGTCGCCATTGTTGTTGCTGTCCGTTTGAAAATAGATAGCGTGTTTGCCAAAGTAGGCGCTGTTTAATAGTGCCTCACGAGCAGATCCTGCGCCCGACCCTAACCATGTATACTCATTTAAACTGATAGTTACAGTATTAGTTGCAGTTGTTTCGCTAACATCAGGTAAGAACGTGCTCCAAGTGTCGTAGTTACTGTGCTGGTATGTTGTGCCTTCAGTATAATACTTGATAACAACTTTGTCGCCTTCAGCAAAAGGCTGACTTGGGAATAGTTGATATACGCCTTCTGATGGGTTTTCCATGTAGTTGAAATAACTATTTAGGTTGTTTTGGTCCCACTCACTTTGTAAGTAAAAATAAACGTTGTTTTCTCTTTGATAGTTTAACCATACGGCATCCATTTCTGGAACATCGGCGGCTGTGATTGTTATGTAACCGTCACCAATATTTGCCACTTGACCGGCAGTTAATGTAAGAGCAAAATCTTTGTAACCTTGAGTTTCAAAAGTAAACTCTTTAGCACCTTGTACAGTAACCATGCGCCAAACGTTATCGTTTACGCCATCGTTAAAACTGTGGCTAAAATTAGAGTCGCTTTCAGCACTAACTGAGTAGTCTAGTAAGTTCCATGCTGTGACGCCGTCACCATACTTGACTTTGCGTGTGTCTGTTTCTAAGCCGGGCTCACCTAAGGCTAATACTGGATTTGTTGTTGTCCAGTTTGCGGCTGTATCTCTACGTAGTTTGATTCTTGTTGTCATTTCTTAGTTTCCTTAGGCTGTTCCGCCATCTAATGTATCTGCAAAATACTCTGTGTTTGCTCGGCCACCGTCACGATAGTATTCTGCTGTACCAGCGTTAATTGCTGTAGCACTTGACCAGCGATTACCGAGCCAAGTATAGGTAACAGCGTTATCTGCTACGTATTTTTGCCCTAGTGTAGGGGTTTCTGGGAATTCTACCATTTTTGTGTCCTTATTTGATATTTATTATACTTTTGTAATTGTTACGTATCCCGAACCGGAATTATATGCGCCTAGATTGGTAATTGCGGCTCCGTTAAAAGTGCTACTACTTTCATAGTTCCCGTCACTCGTTGATATTCCGCTAGCACTAGAAATAATATAACTGCCACCGCCGCCCGTGCCTGCTAGGTATATAGTTGTGCCTGCACCGCTAATGCCGCCACCTGAATATCCGCCACCTGCGCCGCCGCAAATAATACCATTGCCACCGCCACCTCCGCCAAAGCCGCCGTATGTAGAAGCGTATGTGCTGGGATTACCCCAAGTAGTGCCATATGTACCACCAATTAATCCCGCACTATACCCTAATCCGCCACCACCATAACTTGCACCCGGGGCAGAAGTCGCTGCGTTATTGTCACCATTTTTACCATCCCCTAGCCAGCCACCACCTGATCCACCTTTGTATTGGTTTGTTTGTGTGTATATTAAGCCGCCTGATCCAGATGTTCCACCTACATTTGATCCAGCGACTCCCCCTGTACCACCTGCTGTTGTAGTTTGACCATTTCCGCCATTGTATCCTTGAGGATTTGACGGTTGATAGAAACTTGCCCCGCCGCCGCCGCCGGCGGCAAATAACAATGATGAAGTAGTTGTATTATTAAGGAACGACCCGCCGCCACCACCAAGCCCGTAATAGTTTGATATAGCACTAGTGTTGGTTGTGTCTAAAAATTGCCCACAAATGATCTCTAGAACATCGCCTGCTGTTAATTGTACAGTACCTTTAACTATTGCACCCAGGCCCGACGTGTATGTTTGTCCAGTAACACGGCCACCGCGTGATCCAGCAACTGTTACTTGGTAGCTACCTGTAATAGGAACAGTCCAACGCTGGAATCCTTGTGTAGTCATAGTAAAGTAATTTGTTAACCAAGATTGCCCAGCATAAGCCGTTTGGCATTGCACTAATGTAGGGCCTGTTCTGCCTGTAACACTAGTAGTAAATGTAAACGTACTAAATTCGTACAACTGTGGTACGTCAGTAATATATCCGCCTACGATTCTTGCACCTTGAATAATCATCAGACTAAACGTTCCATAATAATGAAGTTCTTCTTGTAGCCTGGGCCAATAATCAGCGTAACTCTGTAGTAGCGGCGGTTAGTTTCATCCCTGACGCTGTAAACTGCCTTATCGTTCGCCCACGGGAAGTTCCATCCGAATGGTTGTTGCCATGTAGTATTCAGCGTGTTACCGTTCCAATAGTTGGCACCATAGTTGCCAGCATAGTTACCGTTGCTCCAGTAGATTTGCCCTGAAATGTTTACACTCATCGTACCGCTTGTTACTCTAAACTGTAGACTGCGACTACCTGTTGTTGGTAACTGTACTGCCAATGTATCTAGTGATAGTTCAATACCGTCATCGATGCTAGCGGCCTTGTAACCTGGAGGTGCTGTAACCACAATAGGCGCCATTGGGTTAGGAGCGCTGCCTACTACTGGCGGACCACCTGCTGTGGTTGTAGTTGTAGTAGGTGTTGCGTTAGCCACTACTCGACCAGCATCGATTGTTGTGCCATCAGTTTTAGTAATAATCAAGTTACCATTGGTAATTGCCGCAGTCTTAATACCCACAGGTTGTGCGCCAATTTTGGTCTCCAACATACCACTTGGGTCCGGTAACAAAATACTGTTAGTTTCATCATCGAAGAAAATGTCTGTGTAACGAGTAGCAATATCTGCTCTAGTGGTTGTTACATCGTTAGAGTGTATTAGTCTGATTGTCATTGATTATCCTAAATATGTTACTGTCCAAGAATCGTTTTGATCGAACTGGATGTTACCTGCTGTGATATTAGCACTTAGCCAATCCCCGGCTGCTAGTTTTACTGTGCTACAAACACCAAAGTGAACTGCTGTACCTGTGTTAGTGTCTGCTTCCCACATAACTGCCACGTTACCTGGAGTAGTTAAGCCATTCCTAATTACCATGATTTGACCCTGGGCATTTACACTACCAACTCTAGCATTTAGTGTTACGCTATACAATCCAGCAACAGGTACTGTAAACACACCTGAGGTACTGTTAAAATAACTTCCTTGGTTGTAGTCAACAGTAATTGACGAGCCTTTTAAGTTAGAGTTAGCAGTAGTATACCACGCAGGCGATCCGCCATATATACGGAACGCCGGACGGTTTGGCATTGTAATGCCTTGTGTACCGTTAATTGTTACGTTGCCCGGGAATGTTGCTCGCCCAGTGTTATCGATTGTTGTTGTGTAACTGCCTGCAACTAGCGAAACGTTAGGTGTTGTTCCAGTTACGTTGCCTGTTAAGTTGCCAGTTACGTTGCCTGTTAAGTTGCCAACTACTGTACCAACAAAGTTAGCGGCTGTTACATTGCCGGTGTATGTAGCAGTAGTACCCACGGCGTTGCCATAATGTGTACCAGTTACATTGCCAGCAGTGATGTTGCCAGTTGTGTTAATTGTTGCTGTTGTTAAGTACGCCGCTACATTGGTGTTGCTATAAGCATTGGCATTTGCCCAGGTATAGTAACTACCAACGTTGGCTTCTAGTGCGGCAACTCTTGTGTTAGCATAAGCCTGACTACCGCCAATGTTTGCACTAGTAATATTTTGGCTGGACAAGTAAGCAGATACATTGGTATTGCTATATGTGCCTGCTACTGTGGATAAGATTGATACGCCGTTGGCAAACTTAAAGTCGGATCCAGTAATAGTTCCTAACTCTATATTGTCTAGAATTGCATTTGTAAAGTCTACTGTGTTACCGGGTTGTGCGGTTACATTGCTAAACAACTTCCAGTTGTTTGCACTTGCATCACGCACAAAACCAGTATGCTGTAATGTTCCGCCCACTGTGCGATGTGCAACAAAGCCTACATCTAATGTATCAGCAGGGTTACCATCAGCAAACTGTACAATGTTATCACTGACAGCATAACTAGATGTGTTTAGTGTTGTAGTTGTGCCATTAACAAATAAGTTTCCAACAGTTAGGTTACCGTGTACCCATGCAGTTTCTAAACTACCACTGGCCATATAGCTTGCTACATTACTATTGCTGTATGTGCCTGCCTGTGGGTTAGCTGTTAAATATGCGGCTACATTACTATTGCTATATGTTCCTGGTTGTGGGTTAGCTGTTAAATATGCCGCTACATTACTATTGCTGTATGTGCCTGCCTGTGGATTTGCAGACAAGTATGCGGCTACATTGCTATCACTGTATGTCGAACCACTGCCAGTAGCTGCGGTAGCCATTGATGTGCCATCAGGGAATACTAGTCGTCCGCCTGAACCAATAACAACATTACCTGTACCTGTTACAGAGAAACGCACATCGTTTATAGCGTTATCAAATACTTGGAAAGCACGAGTGTCACTAGATGAACCCCAGAAAGTTGCTCTAGTGTAATAATAATCTCCGCCTGGGTTTGCAAAACCAAATGCCCAGTTTGCATCGTTCTGAACTGCACGAAGTGCCCCGGGAGTATGGTAAGTGCCACTACCAGCAATGATGTATGCCGTTAGTTCTGTTGGTAACCCAGTGTATGCTGTAGTTTGTTCAGATCCATCCGGGAACACTACACCACCAAGTGAATTAACTCTTAGCGTTTGAGATCCGCTAACAATTCTATCCGAACTTGTAGACCCGGCAGAGATACCGCTTAAAATACTTACGCCATTGGCCCAAGTAACTTGGCCGCCTACGCCTAGTGTAATATTACCATCTTCGTTAAAGGTAACAACATCTCCGGGTAGAACCGCTGGATTAGCATCTACCCATACACCGTTAATCTTGTTGTATGTACGGCCGTCCTCGGTGTTGTACCAAACTAAACCATTTGCAGGTGCTGTGTTGCCTGCATGTGTATCAAATGCTGTTGTTTGTACAGTTTCATCAGGAAATTCAATTCCATCGTTTGTCCACGCAACCATGTTGCCAGGAACTTGGTTAGGGTTTGCGTCAACCCATGAACCATTGGCATCCACATACAAACGGCCATCTTCTGTATTGTACCAGGCATTGTTGTTAGTTGGTGCTGTATTACTTACAGTCACAACATCTGGTATTCCAGTAAACGCTGTGTTCTGAACAGTACCGTCACCAAATACAATATTGCCACTCAGGTATCCGGCTGGGCTCGATGAAAAATCCAGTACACCTGGCAACACCAAATTGCCATCTGCGGTAAACAACCACTTGGTGCCGTCTTCGGAAGTGTTGATAACAACACAGTTGCCGCCACTGATTCTAAGTGCATTGCCATCTACATCTTCGTCCTGATCAATGTAGCCATAACTAAACCAAATCTCGCCGCCATCTGGAAGATCTAGTGTGCCATTATCTCTAAGCAATACAGTATGATTGCCATTTACCAATCTATCACTTGAAGCAAGGCTTGCAACATCTGCCCATTCAGTATGATAGTCATCGCCATCTACTTTTGCTAGTACTTGTCCAGCAGTGCCACCTGTAGGGACACCTGCGCCTGCTTCGCCTTGAATGCCTTGTTCGCCCTGCGGACCAGGATCGCCTTGCGGCCCTTGCTCACCTTGTATACCCGGTTCACCTTGAGGGCCAGCGTCTCCTTGTATGCCCTGTTCACCTTGAGGTCCTTGTGCCCCAGGTTCACCTTGAATGCCTTGAGGGCCTTGCTCGCCCTGTGGGCCCGGTACGCCAGGGTCGCCTTGAGGGCCTTGCGGTCCAGTCTCTCCCTGAATACCTTGAGCGCCTTGGATACCTTGTTCCCCGGTATCACCTTTATCACCGCGTGGGCCAACAATAGGGCCAATGTCTGCCCAATTACTAATTGTTGTGTTCCAGAAGTATAAGTTGCCAGTGCTAGTAACAATATATGCTTCTCCGGCATTACCGCTAAAGTTCAAATCTTCAGGTAGTGTTACATTACCGACTAGTGTTACACTAATACCTTGATCACCGCGGTCGCCCTTAATACCTTGTATGCCTTGTGCGCCAGTTGCGCCAACATTGCCCTGTATGCCTTGTGGGCCGGTTGCCCCAACATTTCCCTGAATGCCTTGTGGGCCAACGTTACCCTGTATACCCTGTATACCCTGTGGCCCAACATTACCCTGTATACCCTGAATACCCTGAATTCCTTGTGGACCAACATTGCCCTGAATGCCTTGATCGCCTTGCGGGCCACGTGGTCCAGTGTTTCCTTGTATACCCTGGATACCCTGGATACCTTGCGGTCCCTGATCGCCTTGAGGGCCTTGATCGCCAATTACGTAACCAGCATCAATTGTAGAGCCATTGCCTAGTGTAATAACTAAATTACCAGTTGTAACATTAGCGTTAGTAATAGTGCCATCGCCTGCGCTGGTTTGTATAATTTGACCACCGGGAGTTACACCGTCTTGGATACGCAGAGTTTGCAAGCCTGTGTCGATTACTACTTCACCAATTGGGCCTGTGTAATTGCTTGCCGCAGTAGTGTTACCGCGCTTTAAAAGAATTTGTGTTAAGCGAATATTTGCTGTCATTATAGTACACCCCCGTCCACAACAATATCCGTGGTTCCAGAGGGTGGCGGTTCTGTTGTAGCGTAGTATGCTGGGAGTACTTCTAAATCCAACGGAACACCGTAATTGTCATCAACATATACGGGCTTTTCGCTGTTGTCTGAATTTTTAATTGTTCTAAAAGTTAGCTTGTAAAAGCGTTGCTCTAGGCTGTTTAGTGTTGTGTTATCGATTGTAAACTGTCCTTGTCCTAGTGCAATATTGCCGCCATTTGTCCAGGTTACTGCATAACTAGCCACAGTGGTTTCACTATTAGGATCTTGAATGTCAGCTTGCATTGCATACCCAGTTAAATTGACTTTTTTCTGGTCTTGGTTTTTTACAACGACTTGGATAGGGTTATCTATACCCTGATAAACTTTAATTGGGCGGCTATACACTTGTCTGTTCCTCACAGTGAATATAGTGGTGTCCAAAATTTGGACCTCCACTTGTTGGTCATATAAATATGCTTTGATAGTCTGCATTTGTTAGGCAATCTTTTAGATATTTATCGTAAAAGTGGAAATAGATATTAAGGCATTATTAGCAAAATACCCGTACCTAACGTACATAGTCTATGGTGGCAATGACTATGTAGGCATCGTACAAAACGCCGACGAGCAGATTACAACAATCTACGACTTTGGAAGCTTAAAAACCGCAGAACAGAAGTCCCGGTTCCTGGAACTAGGGGAAGTTTGGTGGTGGGAAAGCAATAGGATCGTCCCGATCAATGTGTTTTTGAAACAGGACTGGGCACTATTCAAGTTCTGCGTTAAAACCATGAATAGCAAGGATGTAGATATCCGTTACGGCCCGCAGACAAGCCTTAAAGAAATTTCAATGAAGCGCAGTAAGCGCCGTTCAATTACACTAGTTAGACGAACTCAATAAGTTCATGTGTACGCATACTAGGTGTGCGTATGCTACAGCGTGTGCTTTCTTAAACACATAGCCTTCTTCATTTGCGTCCCAGATAGTTTTAGCAACATCTGCCCACTTCTGCCCAATTAAGTGGCGCTTACCAGGACGAATAATGGCTAGAAACATAGCCATACGTGGAATACTAGTTACAGCTTCGGGCATTTTAACCAGTGTTTCGTAGTGATTGCCAATGTGAATCAGCTTTGCACAGAACTCCGGGTCATATAATTGTGCCCAGTCTGGCTCTTGTGCAATTAACTCATCTAAATGCGCCTCATCCTTTATCTGTGTATATAAAGAAACGTTTAGAAAGTCTAGTTTAGCATAACCCCGGTCCTCTGCTGCCTTGTAGTCGATGCTGGCTATACCAGTAAAAGGATCAACAGGAACATCAGTTGGGTATACACCCGTGTTGTGCTTTATTAACTTGCCATCACGAATGATGCCTGCAGGGGTAACATTCAGCAGTTGTATTGCCGCTTCCCTGTTACCAAAGTCAATGTCAATGTCTGACTTAAATTTCATAGTCCTGCTTTCTCTAATACGTCTTTAGTCCACTCAGTGTCAGCGGTGTAGTCGCGAAACTTACGTTGCCAATAGTCTGGGTCTATGTACGGAAGTACGATCGCCACTTGCTCTTCAGATAGTCCATCAAGAAATTCGACACCACTACTGCAATTAAATACAACCCAAGGACTGATCCGCCCACTACAAATATGGTGACATATCCTATTAGTGTTACCGTACCTAAAATAGTCTCTATAACCGTTTTTAAGATCTCCATTATCCTCTGCATACGCTGTCATTTCCTTTAATGCACGTTCTAGTGCGTCTTGTACTGCTTCACGCTTAACATATTCACGTAACCATTCTTCGTAGAAGCTGTCTTTTGTCCAGTAGTCTAGTTTCTTGTTGTTCTTTAGTAACCAGTCAATGAAGTTTTGTGGATTAACTGCACGTATGTCTACTAGATATCTGCCAAATTTAACAAATGCTATGTAATAAGGACTAGTCACAAAGTCTGCATAGCTCTTTAGTTTAGCAGAGCCTTGTGCATATTCATAAAAACGCAAATAAGCACGTAGGCCTAACTGTACACCAGTTTCCTTTTCCTGTTGCCAGCGGCGCTTTTGCTCACAGAGATGATTTGTTAAAGTAGATTCCTTAACAAACGCTTTTCCACAGTATTTGCATTTATAAGATGCTGTTGTCATTTATGTAATTAACAAGAAACTCATTAAGTGGTGCATGAGCACCGTGTGCTCTATGCTTGATATTTTCAGGAACTGTTTGTGGGCCAATGAAGTTTGCCCGGCCACCGGGCTCAGCTGGCGGCACACCCTGTTCATGTTGATACATTATAGCACGCCAGCTGAATCCCTGCACGATATTTGGGCAGGAATTAAACCATTGTAGCCTAGGACTGGACAAATACATGTCGTAACTGTCATCTGCTTGCTGATAAACTACCACGCTGTGTCCACGACTGCGTAAATCAGCAACGGCTG